CGCCAATAGAAAATGCTAAAGCACAGAGAAACGCTATATTAAGGACATGGAAAGGAATGTCTAGCAAAGAAGAATTCACACCTCCGGATGTCAAGGAGAGTTTAGCGGAGCATACACTGAAGTTCACAGAATTTGCTCGTCCATTTCCATTAGGTACAGAGACTCAATTTACAAGTCTCGCTTCATGCCTAGAGTGCCCACGTGCCAAAGGTGGGTTATATGCGTTTATCCATCAGCAGAAAGAACAGTTTGGATCAACTGAACGTCCTAAAAAGGACCTATCCGAAGTTATTTTCGGGGGTGCTGCTGCGATGTTTCGACCGATGATAAACAGATTCACAGGCGGAGCCACTATAGTCAACCCGCGTCCAGAAGTTTCTTGGGACGCTGCGGTTAAGAAGACTTATATGAAATATGGTACGTTTCCGTACGCTAAACTCACTTGTATTCCTCAAAAAGGAGGCCGGTATCGGGTAGCTAGTGTGCACGAAGGAGCTCAGACATCTCTGATTTCTCCAGCGTGTCTTCAAGTTACTGACATGCTCAAAAGATATGGACCTTGTCGTGATCAGTTCGAAAATGATTATAAGAAAGTCTTTAATAGGGCAATGCGAAGGTACAACAGGAACGATGACAATTTCTTCTTTAGTACAGATCTCCAACAGGCGAGCGATCTCATGAACAAAGACGCCCTGGAAGTGATAGTGGAAGTGCTAGCCAAAGAACTAAAATGGCCGATTATGGTCAAGAAAGGAGTACTAAGATCAATTTCCCCAACAATCATATTAGATGAAAAAGGTAAGACTCTTGGGACAACCCATAGAGGTTCTCTTTTAGGTTCGCCGCTGAGCTTTGCGTTAATGACAATTCTTCACGCTTGGTGCCTCAAAGCAATTCCTAAAGAACTTAGGAAATGTTGCCTACTTTACGGAGATGATGCAGTCTTATATTGTTCTAAGACCGATTGGGAGAATTACCAGCGCCGGCTCGAGTCTGTCGGTTTTCGCTGTAACACGAAAAAGACTCATATAAGCAAAACTGG